TTCATCAAAAAATACTGGTGAAGAACGGTCTAACAATTCAACTGACAATGTTTGTTGTCCACCAAATTTTTTAACTGCAACTGATACGAATGAAGAAGCTGTATCTGTTTCTGATAATGCTGCTGCTTCGTCTGCTTGTGCAACTGTTGGTGCTGTTGTAATTTTTGGAATTTCAAATGACATACCTGAGGCTGGAAGTGTTGCGCGTGAAATTGCGTCAATAAATCCTCTGTCAGCGTTTGCAATGCCGTTAATTACTTCGGTTGATTGTGGGGTTGGAATAAAGGCTGCGTTGTTACCTGTGGTATCAGCTGCCATTACGTATTGACGTGAATCTTCGTTTCCAAGTGCTGCACGAATGTTGTGTTCTAAATATGATCCTTTAGAAACAATTGGGCTTCGTGGTGCTGTGAAGATTACAGGACGCGCGTTGCGTTCTTGGGCTTCAACAGCTGGGGCTGCAACAACTTCTGCTGCAACTTCCTCTACTACTTCTGGGGTAACTTCGTTTGACACGATAGTTTCCTCGCTTTCTGTTGGTTGTGAAGTGTCTGCACTTGCAGCTACTTCGGTTATTTGGGCATATTCGCCAAATGCTGGGAATGTTACGTGTGAAACTTCTCTAAGAGTTGCTTCGTTAACAATTACTTGTTCACCTTTAGTGACATAGTCGTCAATCATTGCGCCTACGCTAAATCCAGTTCTTAAACCTTCTTGTGCTTCGGCTAATGCGTCGTCTCCTGCATTGGTTCTTGCTATTTTGAATGTTCCGATAATTCCTTTATCGTCTTCTTCATATCTTGATAGTTTTCCTATTGGTCTGGTCATATCGTGCTCGGTAAAAAGTTTAATACCTTCACCGATCTTTAATGAGCCTTGTTGAAAAACAACGTCGCCCATATTTGTGTGACCTACTTGACCAAAGGGAACAATAACGCCTGTTAATTCACGTTTTGATGAATTAGCTGCGATAATGTCGGTTGAGAATTTAATAAAGTTATTCATTTATTAAGTCTTCCCTTTCTCTTGCTTCCTCTACTGTCATTACACCAAGAGGAATAAGTTTTTCATAAATGTCAGCGCGTTCTATAGCACTTGGGCTGTAAAATTCTTCTAAATCAAATTTTACTATAGATCCACGTGGCGTAATATCGTTGTCGCTTAATCTTTGTGTAATACAAGTCATTAAAGGTCTTAATGACAAATCTATAAGGCTTCTGCGTTCAGCTGTGACATTTGAATAAGTCATACTTCCGGCAGCGTTGCCGCCTACGTAATATTCAGGTAAATTACAAGCCCTAGCAATCTCAGAAGCCATATATTGACGTGCTTGGTTTAGCGTTAATTGTTCTGGGCTAAATCCTATGCTTTGAAAGTCGATTGTGTCGTTAACAAAAGCTGTGCCACGTGTTTGTCTTGCTTCTTTCCAAGAATTTAATAGGGCTGTAACTCTTTCAGCAGGCATAGGCAAGTTTGATTTCAACACAACGTTAGGTGTTGGTTCGTCTGCAAATCTTTTAACTGCTTTTTCTAATGCAAGTGCTGTAAGTATTGTTGTTCCTGCTCTTACAAGTAATCCTTCGTCAAATCCTGTAAATGGTATTAGTGAACCAAGTCCGTTTTCTGGTACACGATTGCCGTCAACGCTGTAATATCTTACGTTGTGTCCAAGTGCGTCAAGTGTTCTTGTTACACGGCTTACTGAAATCCATTCAGCTGATAAAGGTCGTCCGTCTGTGCCAAGTTCAAGTGTTCGCATATAACCTTGACCTGTAAATAAAATGTCCTCTGCTAAAAATGTGTAAACAGACTGTCCAGTCATACGAGGGTCGGGTTGCCTAATAAATGGTGGGGTCGGAACTTTTGAATTATTGCTTTCGCGTCTAACTTCTAATGGTAGTGATCCGATAGTTGCACAAATAATATTTCTAGCTCTTGCAACTGCTGGGACTTGCATAGCTTGTGCTCTGGTTACTGATGATAAACCAAAATAGTCAAATGGTTGGGCGTATTGTTGATAGTTGTATGGTGCAACGGCTGCGTCAACTTTGTTTACGCTGTCGTCTGGTGTGATACCAAGAAGATTTTGAAAGAAGCCCATAACTTCTAATTCTTTACCAAATCGTTATAATAGTCAAGCACCTAAGCAACTACAATGTCTTGGTTAACTGACCTTGTGCCGTATTGTTCGGCTTTGTGTATTGCCAAAATCATACTTATTGCAGCTGTGGATACTTTGCGTCTCATCACATACCAAGCACCTGAGTCGTTTGTTTTCTTTGTGCAAGTGTTTACGCTACTTGTTAACTCTGGTTGGTTTGAATGAGCTAGTCGACCCCCACTCATAGCACTAAGCACTTGATCACAAGCTGTGAAATAGTCTGCTCCTTTAATTAAATTAGCGTTTATGCCTGCTTGTCGTAATTTGGCTACAACTGAATCACCTGTAAACCTGTTTGCTATAACTTCTTCAGCGTTGTAATGTTTTGCCCATTCGGCTATACGGCTTGCTATCTGTAAATCATCTATTGGGTTATCTGAATCAACGTATTCCATTAAACCAACAGCTATAGATTTATCTTTAAGCATTTGAGCACCTGTTAAAGCCCAACTGTTTCGCTCTGGACTTATTTCAACACCAAGCCAAGTAGGTCTGTCAGGCACAAGTGTTAGATTAGGTTGCATACAAGAATTCCAAGCACCTTGTTCCCAAGCTGAATTCATTGTTTCAACCCATTGGCATAAAACTTCTGTTTGAAATATTTCTGGTGGGTCACTCAACCTGGCTTTAATTGCTTCTAGCTGTACTGTTCTTCCAAGGGCAGGGTTTGCTTCTTGCCAGCCTTCAATGTCGTTAAGTTTCCTGTCAGGTCTTGCTGACCATTCCATATACAAGATGTCTTCGTCTGAATCTTTTTCTATTTTGTCAAGTGCTCGTTGACGTAAAGCATTAAGCACCACGCTGTAATGATCTCCAGCGTTACTGATGCCCCAAAATTGTGGGTTAGGTCTTGCGTTCATTGTAAAAGCCAAAGCAGCGTAAGCGTCAAAGGTTTTGTGTTGTCTTACCTCGTCCAAGTAAACTGTGTCAGCTGATAAACCTCGCGCGCCACCTGCTGTTGGTGCTATAATTTTGTAACGCATACCATTTTTCAGTTCAACTTCTTCACGACCATTAGCTCGTGTTATGTGTTTAACTTTTTTGCGTAACCAATCAAAGTTTTCTATTGTTTCAATAACTTTTCTAAAAGTCTCTAACGATAAATCACGTGTTTGTGCTGTTGCAATTTGTAGTTTTTCGTCCCACAAGTAAAGACCTGATAATATTCTCATTCTCATTAAATGGGTTTTACCTTGTTGTCTTGCACAGATTGCTAACACGTTTCGGTGCGCCCAAGTGTGATCTGGTTTAGTTTTACTAGCCTCGTCAATTAGGTATTGTTGCCAAGGAAGCAACGGCATACCGATTTGCTCAGCAAACTCAGCAACCTCGTTACCTCTAGTTGGGTGAGCTAGTGGTGTGGTCTGAATTCTCGGGGTTGAGTTTCCTAAGATCGTCAAGTGGGTCTTCACCAACTTCTAACTCAGGTTTTTCTTTACGACCAAACAAGCTAAGACCATACTTGTCTAAGATTTGTTGCAACTGCCCCATATATTTAACTTCTTCAATAGGTTTCAATGTTCCACCGTCTAAAACACCAGCTAGCGTAAACGCCATAGCCATACCGGCTGCGTCAAGGTCTGAGATTATGCCCTGACGTAACGCTTCTTCGTGAGCACGATCTAAAGCAGGCAGAATTCTGTGCTTTTCTTCTTTAATCATTACAACTAACTCCTTTAGGTAATTCAAACGGTGTTTTAAGCCCTTTTGGGGAGAAAGACATAGCAGGGGTCGGTGGTGTCTTACCGTGCTCAAAAAATTGGGTTTTATTTATCATTTTGCGTTTATGTTTTCTGTTTCTTGCTTTAATGTACTGTTCTTCGGTTCGATTGCCTTTACTGTAGTTGCAGTTTGAGCAAGCACTAACGAGGTTATTGAATGAATCGTCGCCGCCTTGCTCGACGGGTGTGAGATGATCGACTGTAGTAGCTGTAGGTATTCCACAGTAGTAACAGGTGTAGTTATCTCGTCTGAGTATTCCAAGTCTAATCTTTCTCCAACGTGATGTTGATCCGTTACGTTTAATCTTATCCATATATTGTTCAATTATATATTATATGAACCCTGAGTGTTGAAGCACAGAGAACGGCTTAGTGATTAGAACCATTCTCTAGTTTGAACCCTTTCGGTTTCGCACTTTCAAACGGACGCATTATTGGTTATTCTGCGTAGTCTTGCCATATCATCACAAACGTTGTGTTGCTATTAGAAGACTCGTTAATAGCTGCTTATGATGTCGTAACTTCTCGTTATTGTTACACGCTACGTTGATTAGGCATAGGTAATTAACGCCCTCTAACGGCGATTAAATTGGCTATCAACCAACCCTAGACTTTAGGTTTAGACTTGGCACTAGCTACCAAGTATGTAACTTATATCAGTAATCGTTGTAGTTGTCTATCCTTGGGTCTTGAATCATATCGTTAATACGCATTAAATTTTCTTTACGTTGTAAATCAAGATCTACTTTATCTTGGTATTCTTGCAGCTTCTTTTTATCATCAAGACGTTTTTGGTAACACTTTGCGTCTTTGCATAACACTTCTCTGCTGTTGTCGTAATCATAGTGATAATGCAAATATATTGTGGTCATTCTTCATCACACTCGTGTAATAATTCTTTAGCAATCATCTTGTTGCACATTTTACACCAAACATACGTAGCCATTATTTGATCCTTTGCATACACGCTTTACAGTAACTAGCGTTATATGTCCAACCACCACAACTAACACATCTAGCGATTAGTTCTAACATAGTTTTTCACCATTTCCCATAATGTAGCCAAACCAAACACAGCTAGTATTACACCTGCAAATAGTAATGCGTCTATGTATCTTTGTTCCATTTGTTGCCCCTGTCTTGACTTAATGTTTTTTTTCTACTATCTTTCTTGCTTCTTCCATATCGTCTTGATTGTGAAAGTTTGATGCCTTATTGAGTAAGTCTTGTGAAATTGAGAGTCTCAAGACTTGCTCTAGCTTGTATACGTCTTGTGGTTTCATTTGCCCCCCTCTCTTAGTCTTATTGTCGCATATATAACGCCAGTAACACCAGAAACGCGCCAAAGAACACAATAATTGCTTCCATTATTTAACCCCCATAATTTTTGAACATTGTGGAAATGCTCTGTCAAATCCTTGTCTTGATACAAGCATCTGTGCGCGTTTATATTGTTCACGCACAGACGCTCTAGCA